AAGTAGATCCATAAAAGAATCTCGTAATGATTCATTACTTGGCTTAACATTAGAGTCTACTAAATTATTTATACGAGCAATCTTGTCCCACATACGCACTCTTAGCCCATTGATAGGACCGCCAGGTGATCTTGCTATATTTAATGGACCGTAATCGTGGTGCTTACTGATAAGTAGATTACCTGCTGCATCCATAACAGCCCACATATTGGCGATGAACTCATCATCTATTCTCTTACCTTCGGTGGTGCTATCTCTATCGTTCCTTTGACGTAATCTATCTTGATTATAGAGATCCCTGAGGTCGCCAACCATTCTGCTAGTACCATCAGATCTGAGTTCTTCATACATTAGGTACTCCAATTGTCCGTTTTGTCTCTTCTATACCCTTTGCTAAGTATAAGTCATTGAGGTCTAGTCCAGCAGGTAGCGACACGATTGAAGAGTTCATTACCTCCTGAGCTACTCTCCTTGAGAACTCAGCCCCAGGATTAGTGCCATCATCTTTAATATCATTATCACCAATAATATAAATCTTGCCATAGCCAGTAAACATCTTAGTAAAGTGTGGCTTCCAAGCAGCAACACCAGGAACTCCAACTGCTGGTATACCTAGTACCGCAGAACAAATGATCGTATCTAACTCACCCTCACAGACTGCTATGTACTCACTAGATACAATGATGTCGCTAACATTATAGAGATGACCCTTCTGACCAAGTGGTGCTCCATACTTAGGCTTGCCATCATCTAATCTTCTAAACTTAAATCCAACACAGTGTCCAAGCACAGTTATATAAGGTATGGATAGCCAGCCCTGATAGTTCTCGTGGGTTGCAAAAGGTTGCTTTATATAACCTAATAGGAACTTATCAGCTATCTCTTTAGAGATCCCACGACCTGCGAGAAACGCTACCGCCTCTTCGTTTAGATCCTTGTTGTACTGAACCGCCGCTTCCAGTGACGATTTCAATTGCACGGGCGAGAGCATCTTTAAACTCCATATTCTCTTTGATACTAATAATGTTTACTGCATTGCCACCCTTACCGCAGGTATGACAAAAGTATAGATTCTCCTGCGTATTTATTACTGCACTTCTTCTACTGTCGCTATGCAATACACACCTTACAGAGCAAGCCCTACCTTCTCTTACCTCACCGCCATAGTGGGCAACTATTATTCCAATGGGTATTGTGTTCGCATCGGTTCTGCCATTGCGAAGGCTAGGCTTCCTACTCCTGGACCAGTCTGATGCTGACATCCACAATCCTCCTTACATTTCTTGTGCATAGTAACAGCACGCTTGAACTGACCATTCTTATTCAGCTCACCGCCTGACCTACATAGATCGCAGATCATTCCTCCTCCTTTACCTCTTCCTCTACTACCACCTCTTGTACTGGTTGTAGTATTTCTGTTGTAGTTATTACGCCTTCTGGTGTTGGTGTCATTTTTGTTACCGTTATCTTTCCCCATCTCTTGTGAGATGGCATATAGGTTTTCTTACCTGCTCTTATTGGTCTTCGTTTCCAAGTTCCAATGCCGTCAAACAGATTAAGATTTGATTTTCTCATCTGTAATTCCTTTAGCGTATTCAATACCAGCTTTAAAGCCAGCATCATAACCCTCATCAAATGATGAGTTCTTTGCCTTCTCTACACCAGCACTTTGCAATCGCTTGCGGTTCTCTGGTAGTCCTATTTTAGTTCCAGTAAAAGTTTTATTATACTTAGTAATCAAATCATAAATGTCCATAGCTATATCATAATCATCTTTATCTTTTTTCATAATAGATACTACTTCACTAGCTAAGCCTGCGTTCATTAACATTAATTCTCCCATACTACTGTAAAACTTTCTTCAAATTTCTTTTGATTTAATGAACCATTTTCATTCCAATAACTATTAATACCGTGCTCCTTTGCTAAGTAACAATCTTTACTGCAATAAAGAACTTTAGTTTCTTTACTTGTATACCATTCACTATTGGCTCTTGTGTAATGGCAATTACTACAAGTAAGCATTTGAGCATATAGTTTCATTATTGTTTCTCCTCCAACCATTGTGTTAGGTCTTGGATTACCCAAGTCTTTTCTATTCCTGCGTTTCTTCTTTTGTATAGTACATAAGATAAAGGCTTATTAATGCCACGATGCTTAGCGTAATTAACAGCTTCTGTTTGCGCTTCATCCCAAAACTCCTTCAAGTTTAACTTCTTAGTATTCTTTAATTCAAAGATGTAGGTTTGACCGGCAACTATAACTACTAGATCTCCCTCATCCTCTGCTCCTGATAAGCGCAAGCGTTCAGCTACTGCGCCCATCTTCCTAAACCATTTCATTACATCTACTTCAAACTGAGAACCCTTTTGTTTATTGTACTTGGCTGTCACTTAGTAGGGCATCCCTTCTATACATACGACCATACTCATCTGCATCACTGATCTGACACACAGAGTAGTTTACAAATAAAGTAGCAAAGTCTGAGCCATCTGCTGTATGTGGTCCAAACCTATTCTTAACTGGTGCAACCTTTAAAGTTTTGTCTAAAGGATCAAAGCCAAGGGTAAGTATTAGTGCTGGTAGTTGTGAGACCTTACCGTGAATAGCCCTACGGTGAGGTGGGAAGTTAGTCTTGCCATACTCAGTCTGTTCGCTAACGTGGTGTAAGACCATCACACAGGCTTCAGTCTTACGAGCCATATCGTGGAACTCCACCATAATAGCTCGCAGTCCTGCCCACTCATTATCAGTTTCAGCAGCCACATTCATCAGGTTATCAATCACAATCAACTCTGGTGGAATACCAAAGAGTTCAACATAAGCCTTGATCTCTAGCTCAATATCATCTAGTGATGGTGATGAGTCAAAGACAAACTGTATGTTGGACATATTATCTAGGTGCTTATCGTAGTAATGACGGTTACTATTTAAGTTTGCTTCCACCAGTAGTTGACTGTGTCCTGATAGGTGAGAGGCTGCTCTCATCATCACTGTTGCTATGTCGGTATCAGCCGAGAAAAATAAAGTTGGAACCTTTGCTTTAACTGCATAGATAAGAGCAAACATACTCTTGCCAGCATTAGGCGCAGCAGCAACCATACATACCTGACCTCTACGAAACTTGATCTGCTTTACAGCAAGATCTTTCCATACATCAGGTAGTGGTGTTGCATTGGTAGTACTACCACGCCACGCTCTATCTATGTTTAGCAACGTAATCCTCTCTAGGAAGAGTTATCCCTCTTAGCTGTCTAATTCTTTTTCTTTTTGCCGCAGTTATGCCGCCCCAAGTACCGAAGCGTTCCTTGTTGATTCCCCATTCTGCACACTCTGCAAGGTGGGGACATATCTTGCAGACGTTTATAGCCTGTTGAGTGTGGACTCTATCTCCATCCTCTACTTCAGGAAAGAAAAATTCCACACCCACTTCGGCGCAAGCTGGGTTCTCATAGTTCCAGGGAACCCGCATTGCCTATCTAATCCAGACGGTTTCGCATTTGTCTACAGCACCTTTAGGTGCAGCACACATCCAACCTTTCCAAGGACCTTTCTGTCCTACGCCTGAGCGAAATGCCATTGAGCCGTGCTTACAATCAGGTGCAGTTGCATCTGTTGCAGATACAGCAGTAGCGCCTAGTGCTTTCTTAGCATAGGCAATTGCTCCACCACTTGGTTGTGTAGTTGTACCAAGTGCGGTGCCAGTTGATGTTACTAATGTTGCTACATCAGCAATTGAAGTTAGAGATGCCTCTAATTCAGCCTGACTTGTTGCATAAATATTTACTAGAGTTCCATCACTTAGTTTGTAGTTGATCTGGAACTTCGTGCTTTCCGGTGCAGCCATTTACTTACCTCCAGTATGTTTGACAGATAACCTTGTTGATTCCTGTCCTTGTTTCTTTGGTACGAAACCGAGAAGTTTCTCAACCTCTTCGGTATCTACTGATTCTCTACCACTAACTGTGCTCCAAGTAATGGATACACCACTATTGGTAGAACCAGTAAATCCTTCTAACGCAGCTTTTAATGACTCGCGTTCAGTAGTCAGTTCTTTAATCTTTGCATCTAATTGTAAGTACTTCAAGGCAGATGTGTCCACTTCAGGATTATCTATAAAGACTTCATCTTCCTTGATACGTTCTTTTTTTAGACCAGTACATCCCATCTCGCCCGACTCATCAAAGTACTTGCAATAGAATTTGCAGTAACTTTGATCGCGCTCTGGCCCTGGTGCATCTGCGCTCTCTTTAATAGCAGATAACCAATTCAAAGCATCTTCTGCTAACTTCGGATCATAAGGTTCTGAATGAACCTTGACATCTCTTTCATCACCATCTCTTGCTATGGCTACTAGATTAACAGTTCTGGGTGACCCCTTTCCAGACTTGTCAAGCAAGTAGCCATATACCTGAACTTGCCAACGCTGTTGTAGCGATGGGAAGTAAGATAGATTCTTGACCTTAACGGTTTTCCAATCTATCACATCTCCTGTTTCTGGTATATATAAATCTATATGAGCTTTCATTCCATTGTATTCAACAGATGTTTCAACCCAATACTTCTCACCCTTTGGATCAGCAGTTGATATTGCTTTCTCTATCTCAGCGTGGATAGCAGTACCCATAATAGCTGAGAGTTTTAATTCGTTATCATTAGTTTCAGGTTGATCGTTAAGGCGATACCAAACCTTACGGCGACAACCACCTAACTCTGATGGACCTACCTGTGTCTGTTTAGATCTAGCCCTACCAGCATCCTTATCCCGTAAGACTTGTAGTAGTAATTCTTTTGGATCTGTCATATTGACATCCATCCTATATATCCTGCATCGGGATTATCCCGTAGCCACTGCTCTCTCATCTTGTTCTGTTCCTCCCAGTTAGTGTTGGTATCTCTGCAAGCCTTGATGCCATCCTCATAACCCTTTTCATAGGCTTCTTGGATAGCAAACTTCCTAGTCTTTATGATCATTTACTTTTTCTTTTCTGCACCGCAATCTGAATGGGTGGACAGGTATTGATATCTAATATGCTGGCTATCTCTACTGCCTTCTGTGCTATCTCAACTGCCTTATCTTGAGTCATAACTTGATAGTCAAGTGAGAATAGATATCCAGTAGCAAACTGACCACCTGATCCAATACCATAAACCTTTAGTTCATTTTGAATGAATGACATATCACAGGCAATATGAAACAGATTAGAATCAAAAGCTATTAGATAATCAAAGCCACCATCTTTCTTATCAACATTAGCCCAGTCATAAGTGTTCTTATTGAAGGCATTGATAATAGATGGAATCATTTTCTTACCCATAAACTGGACAGGATCTTCACCTCTGTACGTTGGTGGCTTCCAGTTGTAAGTTAAAATATCACCAGCTCTAGTATCACCGGTAATTCCAATAGCAACATAACCAACCTGAACTATCTTTGGTGTGCCTAAACTAATTGTTCTTAGATTATCTTCAGTAATCTGTGAGTCAGCAGCGAGAACTACATAACCATTTCCTTGAATACCAACAACCGTAGTCAATATAGCCCCTCCTTTTATCTTAAATTAATTGTAGCACTAGGCACAGACAATGGTGGGATGCGATAAGGACACGCCGTGAATACGACTTTCATCGGTTACTAGTCCCAGAGTGTGTACCATATGAGCCGTGAGGCGAATTACGG